CAGGGGCCAACCGCGTCGGTCGTTTCAACGGCGATGACTGTGTTTTTGCAGGTGATCAGAAGTTCTTTTCCCTTTGGAAAGAGGTGACTGGAACTTTTGGACTTTGTGTCAATGTAGAGAAGACCGGCTACTCCAACATCTCGGCGGATTTGAACTCCCAGAGTTTCTTTATCCGTCGGGGCCAGTTGGCCCCTAAACCCGTCCTATCATTCTTCAGACCGTACCGAAGGGAACCTGGGTGTCTCTTGACAGAGGTGCTCGAAGGGCTGCGGACTTTTCGCGGCGAGGTAGTAAGCCTCGTCGTAAATTGTCTAATGCGCTTCGAGATATCTGCTAGGCAGATAGACTTGTCGACTCTATCCAGAAGAGAATACCAGATCCTTTCCAAGAAATCTTGGTTTCGCCGTGCTTTGACGGACGGTGCGGCCCCCACAATAAAGAAAGGCGTACGTCGTAGTGTTGAAATGGTCATAGGGCCGCCTCCAAAGGCCTCCCTATACGGTGTTTTTGACACTATGGCGAAAGACGTGGCAGGAGATATGGTCTCGAGATGGACGGGTGTTCCCGTTAAACCTGAAAGGGTCTCCATCGACTATGCATCCTTCCGTGAACGATCTTCTCAGGCGCCTTCCTATCAACCTCCTTCCTTCCGCGTCCTCCAGAGGGGACCGAAGTTATGGTCATTTGTCTGGCCTAAGCCAGTTTATGACCATTTTATGATGTACGAAGACCGGGCCTTTGTCACCAACAAAGCCCGCCGATCGCTGTGGATCGACGATCATCCTTGTTTACAGGTGAGCGTAGACTTGGTTAGGACTCGTTTCGTACGCGGATCACGTAACTTCCGTACCTACTTCGGACCCCCCGCACTCCTTTCACCCTGCTCCCTTCCACAGGTCAACTGTGGTTACGCTTAATGAGTTGCGCAGAGGCTGCCACAACTGGGAGATGAGTTGTATTAGTTGGGATCAGTGGTCTGGATCCCGTTGAGATGTCATTCGAATGTCCGTATCGGTCAGTCGGTAAGATCCCTTTTTCAGTATGTCATGCGTTTAGGATTCGGAACCCTCCAGGGGGTCCGGGGCTTCGAGCCTCTACCGGGAACGCAAGAATCCGGACACACAACCATATTCAAC